GCCGGCTCGCCAAATGTTGTGAAGCTGCCATAATATCCTGTATGTTTTAATCTTTCAATTTCTTTTTTAGCATATATATCAATATCGTTTTGTGTTAATTCAAAACAATTTAATGTCCTTACTTCTCCATCATCATCGCCATAAGATGTTTCGATTTTTTTACCATTTCGGAAATTGCTGATTACCGTAACTTTCAAACTTACATCTTCAGCTCTTTTGTAAGTGAGATCCTCACTTATAATATTATACCCGAATTTGAAAGATTGCTCCTTTCTATTCAACCAATATGCCAGCCCTGAATATAATACCGGGCGTGTTACTCCATTTTCGGTAATATTTCTGAAATAGCTATAAATGTTGTTATTTTTTAATTGTTCTAATATTTGCGCAGGTGTTAGTTTTGTGTAATTTACAGGTTCTAAATATTGCATTTCTGACGTATCAGGAACCACAAATTCGATTTCTTTAGGAAGAATATCGGTAAGCAATTGTTTTAAGGTACCCCTAACCGAATAACTTTTAGTGATATTGCCTTTTTTCAAAAGCCACATCGAATCTTCGCAAGTTATTGTAACCGGAGTGCCACTTTTAATGTCCTTTAAATAACCAATAAAACGTGTTTTAAAGACTCCATCATAACCTATACTTACAATAACTTTATCTCCTCTTTTCAAAATAGGTTCTTCGCCAATTGTTGAATCGCCCATTGCAATTGCTGCCCCGTTCCAGTTCAATTTGCGTGGAATGGTTATAGTGCAGGTATCCGTTAAGGTTTCGATAGATTGATTAATAACAACGTCAACAACGTAATCAAATGACCACTTACCAATAGTTATATGTGAACATAACTTTTTCATTCTTCTACAAGTTCTATTGGTTCATCACTTATTGCTCTAATAGTAAATATCTGAGCATTTTGAATACCTTTTTCCTGTTTAAAATCAAATGATTCTATAACTATATTGTGTATGCCGAAAATTTGAATATATCCACTTAATGAAGGCAAAGCTTCTGCAAGTTTGCACAGGTAAACCAAGGTGTTCATTTCTTCAATAGGATAGCGTGTTGGGTTTTCGTCAAATAATCCTCCTTCAAGAATTATATCATAATCGCCATCGCTTATATATTCTTTAACAGTTCCATTTTTGCCTTGTACCGGAGTTTTTACAATATTTTTTTTCATAGATACCGAAACTGTTACCCACAGCAATTGTATCTGTCTGCCGTTTGCGATATTGTCTTTTAACACTACGTCTGCCCACACTGGTAAACCGAACATACTCTGAACATCACTTTCGCTTGAACCGCTATTCATGCGAACACTATCCGAATATGTAGCACGAGGCGCAACAAAATCACTTCCTTGAGAATTTAAGGGCTTACCTGGCACAAAAAATTTAGGCGTTAATAGCTGCTTACCTAACGTTTGCAATATAATGCTATATCTACTCATTAATCGCCTCCCATCCTGTTTGCATCGTTTAACGCTGTGAGTAATACTTTATCTATTGCAGCTCCTATATCGCTTTCAATATCCTTAATGTTATTTGTAACAATATTTCCTTCTACACCTATCATCTTTTGAACTGTTATGGTAATGTTTTTTACACCTACGCCGCCGGAAACATTATTTATGCCGTCATCAAGTCCAGTTCCTTCTCCATTACCAGTTCCTGATCCGGTGCCATCAGCAAGCAATTTACCTGGATCACCGCCTATTGCTTTTATAGCTTCCGATGATAATTGCATTTGCTTATTTATTTTAGCTTGTATCTTTGCAACAGTTGCGGTTAATGAAGAAATACTATTATTACCTATGTATTTATTATTTGTTAAAGCATCTGTTAATTGATTGTAGATGCTTGTTAATTTTCCGTAATTTTTTCCAGTTTCATTTGATATTTTTTCTTTAATTAAAGCTGCTTTCATCCCTATAGATAATTTTTCATTATTTTTTGTTGCAGTTATCCAATCACCATACTGACTGTATTTAGCTGCTTCAGCCATTAATATATTAATATCACTTTGTTTTTCTGCCAAATTAGTTTGAGCATCTAATAAACTTTCTGCTAAAGGTTTTAATTTTTCTTTTTGACTTTCGATCATTACAGATCGTAACATTTCATCATTATAATTTTTTAAATTTATTTTTAATTTATTATAAGCGATATTTTCTTTATCAAGTCCCGAAACAACATCAGGAGCTAATATTTTTAATTCATCATATAATTTGTTACGTTCTTCTGCCGGTACATTGGCTGTCATTATTTGTGAAGCAAGTGCATTAACTTTTATACGTTCATCTTCTAATTTCATGCTCATTGGTATCTCCATCCAATCTGTAACTTTATCTACTACTTTACCGAGCGATTTTGAAAGCCCGCCTAAATTTGTTGTAAGCTTTTCGCCAATAGTTTCACTTAAATTTTTTACTTTATTACCTAAAATTGTAAAACCTCCGGTACCAGCTTTTGCAGCTGCTTCTGCGCTTCCTCCAAATTCGGTGTTTAATTCTTTTAAAATTATTGCCTGAGCTTTTTCCTGCTGACCAAGAGCTATAAAAGTTTTAATTTGTTTTTCCTGTGCTTCAGTTAATTGTACTCCTTCTCTTCGTAATGCCGTTACTCCAAGTATAGGGTCATTCAATGCTTTTCCAACTTGTAGTGCTGCACTGGATAAATCTATTTTCATTTTAGTAGCCATATCCTGAATAGCAGGAACAGCTTGGTCATAAATAGCGCCTCTTATTTTTGTAAAAGTTAATAGAATTTGATCAGCAGCGAGAGTTGTATCATCTTCGTAAAGTGTTTTTCCTTGTAAATCATTAGCCTGTGATTTTAATCCCGATAAACTTTTACCGCTAATACCTTTTGTTGATAATAAACCTGCTTTAATTTGAGCTTCTGTTTGTGCAGAGTCATTAAATTCGCCTACTGAACCCGTTAAAAATTGTCCTGCTTTATACAAAGCTGCAATTCCAACACCTATACCCAAACCTTTAAGTAATCCTATGCCCCCAATACCGGTACTGTTTTCTCCGGATAGTTTTGCCCTTTCAGCTTCTAAAGCTTTAATTTCTTTATTTGCAGTTTTTATAGCAGTTGTATCAATAGAAAGCGATCTGCTTCTTTTTAAGAGGTCTAATCTTTCATCAATCTGCGAAATTGACTTGGCTGCTAATTTGCCACTAATCGCCAATTTTTCAAAATCTGTATTTATTCGATTAAAAGCAGCATCACTCTTAGCAGCTAATTTATTTAGCGGAGAGCTAAATTGGTCTCTTAAAAATGCTGTAAATGTTACTGTTTGATTCATTAATGAGGTAAATTAATAAATGTAAATTTCGGGTGTCCTTTAGATATAGCCCATTTTAGTTCACACCAAACTGTAGCCCATTCGTCATCAGTAAGAGTATCAGGATTGATGTGTAAATATATACGGATGAATGAGTTTATTTTTCTAATATCATCTGATCCATCCCTTTCATCAATCTTTCGCTCTTCTAATTTTTTTTTAAATAGGCGGTTTTGATATTCATTACTTCGTCAATGATAGTGCAGGCACTGTAGAAGGCTTCATCTTCCGTAAGTATTCTATTATCTCCTTCTAAGAACATACCTTTTAAAAGAATTTCTTTTGCTCTTATTGGAGCTCTTTCCTGAAGACTTAACGAAGCTCCAAAAGTTATGCGATCGGGATATTTAAGATATGCTTTTAAAATTTCTTTTCTGAATGGAACTTCTATTATGTAAACAGTTTCAACTTTATGCTTTGCAGCTATAGCGGTTAATTCTTTTTCGAGTTCTAATTCTTCAGTAGTTTTTTCTTGTGTATTCATTTTCGTGTTTTTTAGTAAAATAGTAAATTAGGTTATTAGTAAATTAGGGGTTTATGCGTTCCAAATGATATGACTTACAAGTAAAGGCATTTCGACCGGCAAACTCATATCTCCGCTTTTAGCGGTACGTGAATTTTTCATAAACTCAACGTTTTTAAGTTTATGTGTTTTTAACAAACCTGCCTGATTCAAAAAACATACAGTTATTTCAAAAGGAGGCAAAGAAGCAATATCGCCGCCCGGGGCAATTGTTTGTAAAGCTTCCACTTCAAGTATATCAAGCGTAATACTTGCGCTTGCTTTCTTTTCGCCATAAGTACGTGCTACAGGGTACCTGCCTGCGCCTAAATGATCTTCTTTCTTTTGTTCATCATCATACTGTATTGCAGTAATACCTGCAATTGTAGTTCCCATGATGTTAACAATTATATCTGCATAAGCATAAGAAACGCCGTTTATTAAAGGTATCATAGTAATTAAATTTGAGTTGAGTAACTTATTTTAACTGTGAAATTTCTGCTAACACCTGTTGGTATGTTAACAATTGCTATTGTAATATTTGAAGTAGAAATTACATTCTGATCAGCATCAATAACTACTGCATAACCTGATAATTCGCCTGCTTTTTCCATATCTTCCAATGCTTTGCCTCCAATGCCTTCCAAAAATTTTACATAATCAATTGCCAATTTTCCTGTAGTACCATCAACTAATACCGGTCCGTTTACTTCAGGTAATAAATTAGCTCTCACACCACGAATAGCTTTATCCATTGTCCGGTTAGCTTCGATATTTCCATAATCGTTGGTACGGATTATTGCAGTCCACGAATCATTAAAGAACGTACCGGCATAGTCGGTTTCTTTTTGTAAAAAAATATAATTCTTATCATTAATAGCTGTAAGAGCATTATCAGACAAAGTGTTTACAAGAGTACCATTTGCAAAAGCAGGAACATCCAATTCCAAGTCTGCCATATTAAATTTTTTTCTCCAACCGATGTTTTCATTTACTGAGGCAAGACTGATAGCTCCGATTACAGCTCCTGCAACACCAATACTGTAACCTTTTTCAGCAAACAATGCAGCTCCGGTTGCTCCGCCGTCCTGTGCAATTACTGCTGATACTTTTGCATTATCAAGTAATGTCAAATCATCAAGAGTTGTAAGATCGCTTACTGAAGAAATGTCAGCAATATAAATTACGTCAGAAATAGGTTTATAAAGAGTTTCCAATTCATCAAGTACTGCCTGAATAGCATCTATATGATCGGTATCGAATGTAACACCTTTCAAAAATACACTTGCATTCCTGATTTGTCCGTTTGCATAGTTTTGAGCTGTTTTAAGTTCTGCAAAATCCCAAGTTGAAGGAACATCAAAAATGGCAACGTATAATTTAATGCCTGAATTAATTCTGAATGCTTCGCTAATATGATAATGTATAACATCAAAAAAAGCATCTACACCTCCGGTAAACTGTGTAATAGTTGCAGCTCCGGTACCGGTTGAAGTAAATGTAATATGTGTGCCGCCGTTAATTGAATCTCCGAGCCCGGTGGGAGCTGTTAAAGCAACATTAGCTCCTGAACCGGCAGCCGTATATCCGTGAGTACCGGTACCTGAATTAATTGAAGCTCGTAAACCGACAGCGACTAAAGTTTCTGTATCATTCAATACAACTGTATATGTTCCGATTTCAACACCATCGATTTTAATTTTATTTATTTTACCCGCAGCGCCTGCGGTAGTTACTAAAACATTACCGCCGGTAGCTTTAGTTTCATCAGTTTTGTCATCAATAATTCCGAGAGTTTCAGCAGCTCCAATATCAGTAATTTCTTTTACCCTGTCGGTTGCAGAAAAACCTGACGGAAGCGATGCGTGAAAAAATGCCAACAATGATATGTGATCGCTACCCGCAGCAACTTTATTCATGCCTCCCTGACCTTTGATAAATGTTATTTTACCCATGTTATTTGAATTTTAAATAAAGTTTAAAAATTATATAAACTATGAAAAGCAATATTTCAATACCCATAACATAACCGAGCCATATCCATAATTTTTGAAACCATGTAAGCTCGTTTACTTTTACGGTTATTGTTTTAGTAACTGTGTTTGAATTTAAAGCGGTATTTGAATTTACATCATTTGTTGATTTACTATGTACAGTAATCTCTTTAGGTTGTGTTATATTAGAAATAAACAATTCGTTGTCTTTTAACTGAAGTAAAAGTTTGCCGTTTTCGCTTTGTAATTGTATGATGTTTTTTATATAAACATTACCTAAACTATCACATGATATTGAAGCTTTAAGCCATGAGGAATCCGGAGCGATAAAAACAATACTGTCTTTAATGCTTTCGGTATGAGAATTATTAATACTATCCTTTTTGCCTGAGATGCTGTCGTTTGTAACAACAGGAGGAAACTTTTTATTGCATCTTTTTTGGGTGCAACATGAAGACAAAATAATAGAGCTTAATAGTAATAATAGTAATTTTTTCATGCTTTGTATAATTTAATAATATCAATAGGTTCTCTACTACTTCCGGCAGCCATAGTTCTACGTTCCTCATAATGTAAATGAATACCAAACGAGTAACCTGTATTGCCCATAATTCCAAGCTGAAAGCCTTCTTTAATTTCCTGTCCTATCTTTAAACCTTTAGTAATACTTGACATGTGAGGATATACGGCATACCAACCATCAGCCAATTGTACATAAACAACTTTTCCAAAACCGCCACTGGTGGCAGGATTATCATTTATCCACGAAATTTTTCCTGCTTTAGCAGCAACAACAGCTTCATTTGCTGGATTACCTATAACACCTATATCAATGCCGGGATGAAATTGTTTGATACCTCCAAGTGTCCGGTATCCGTAGCCGGAAGTGATAACTCCTCTTTTAATTGGTTTTATTATCATTCTTTGTTTTTTTTAGAATATTTGCACATTTTACATCAATCCATTTTGCTATTTTGCCACCGTACCACCCGGCTATTCCGCCGAGTAAACTCATTAATATCACTTCAACAAATCTATCGGTAAGTATTCCTGAGAAAAATCCTATGATTCCGCCAAAACTTATAGATAAAATTTTTTCGTACATCTGCTTCATCTTTTGAACCCGGAAGGGGAATCGAACCCCTTCTTTGTTCCACCGTGTGCTCCACACGGAACCTATCGGGTTGGTTTTTATCTTACTACGGTTCTTGTATGATAAGTACAATACCTTTTTCATCATTCCTGCGAACTCTTCCACCCATTCTCTGCAGGGAGGAATACACATCTCCGAAATATGTAGGATCCTTTAAATTTTCAAAGAACTCGGTTGAACCCATTGCTTTTTCAACACTCATTTTCTGCCAGCAAATAGTCACATCATTATCAGTTGCTGCAGATACTGCATCCGGTGTTTTAACAACAGGAGTTGCGGCATTGGTGGCAGTAAGTACTGTTGCGCGTTCCATGATATTAAAACCGTAAAGTCTGTTCACAACGCCTTCGGCTAAGTTCATATCACGTATTACATCACGAGTAGTATTGAAAGTTGTGTCATCAAGTAATTGGCTGTACATATCAGATGAAAGCAATGCGTAGCGGTCTGTTTTGGGTACGCCGTCCTTATTCATAATTTTCTGCGCATTTTTCAATTCCGCAACAAGAAATTTCTTTCTGTTACCGGTTGCTGACGGAAGGTGTGCAGCTATTGCGGCGCCTGTTGTTCTTATAATCCTTGTTGAACCGGAAGGAGCCCATTTATAAAGCATCCATTCAGCGATAAGTTCTTTAAGATTAGCAAGATCTTCCTGTAATATGCTGCCGATTTTATCATAAGATAATTCGTAAGTATCTGCATTAACTATCAAACGAGGATCGGTTGTAAATTCGTCGAGAGCATAAGTAATATCAACATCCTGACGTTGAGTGATTGTAGCCGGTAATGATGTTCTATTACGTTTAACGCCTGATGCGGAACCTGCCTGAGGTATATGTACAAGAGTACCGTTAATTACAAAGGCATCTGCATTAAAGCAATAATTTAAAAACTCGTTATCCTTAAAAAGATTACCTATAATATAGTCCACCCAAATCTCTTTACTAATAGCCATAGTAAGGACACCTTTTTGAGACTGCATGAATACACTGAGACCCATGACTCCACCGGTGGTGAAAATAGGATTAATACCGGAGGCAATTCCTAAAGATATTCCTCCAAACAAACTGAACGCTAAGGCGAACAAAAAGAAAATTGTTTTTTTCATGTTAATATTAGTTATTGATTAATGGTTATTGGTTAATGGTTATTGTAATTATTAAGTAGTCCATTCAGGAATTCCACCGGATGATACTTTTAATGTTTGACCGCTTGTACCTATTGGCAAAACCTGCCATCCTGAATTATAATACATAATATCACCCTTTGTGGCAACTGCGAGTTTAGCTAATGTTACATTTGCATCTTTTATTTTAGCCGTTTCAACAGCATCGGCAGCAATTTGAGCTGCAGTAACAGCCAAATCATCAATCTTTGCAGTTTCAACAGCTTTAGCAGCTATTTGCGCTGTATCAACCGCTAACAATGCTATCTTAACATCGGTAACAGCGCCGTCATCAATCTTGGCTGTAGTTACGGCATCATCAGCAATTTTAACTGTAATAACGGAATCTGCGGCAAGTTTGTCGGCTGTTACATTATCATCTTTGATATTTACAGTTTCCACCGCATCATCAGCAAGTTTTGCATGAGTAACGTTTGCATCTTTTATTTTCAAAGTTTCCACAGCATCAGTAGCGAGTTTTGCAGCCGTTACGTTTGCATCTTTGATATTTACAGTTTCTACTGAATCATCAGCAAGTTTTGCATGAGTAACGTTTGCATCTTTGATGTTTACAGTTTCCACTGCATCATCAGCAAGTTTAGCATGTGTAACATTTGCATCTTTAATCTTCAAAGTTTCCACTGCATCAGCAGCAAGTTTAGCGGCTGTGATAGTTCCATTAGCAACACTTGCATTACTGCTTGCGATGAAACGGAAATTTGTTCCGTCGTATTTTAATACTGACTGAACAGTTTCAGTTGGAGGAATTACAATAGAGGCGCCTGATAAACCTGTGCCAAGCGTAACCGTTCTCGCTGAACCATCTGCGGTTAATTGCAAAAGTATTTCTGCTCCATCTGACACTTGATCATCAATTGTCAGGTTAATAGTTGCATCGCCGGTAAGAGTGTCAACATCAACTTGAGTACCCATTTCATTGATAGTAACAGGTATAACAGCAGCATAAGCCGGTGTTTGTTTTTCTGTAATCGGAAACAATACTTCTTTTGTCTCAGTCAGATGATCTGAAGGAATGAAGTTTTCTGAATAAGGGGATCCTTTTTTTGTGTACATATATTTTAATGGTTAATGATTAATGGTTAATGATTAATGGTTATGCTTTAAAATCAGATTTGTACTGAGCTTTAAAAAGGGCTTTAAATTTGTCAACTTCCTTTTCTTTCATTTCAGCAAGTCCTTTAGGATCGTTTTTTTGCCAGTCAACAAAGCTCCATTTTACTCTTTCGTCAGTTTGCTGCGCTTCGCCGGCTTTTAATTGGCCGTGAACAGGATTATAAGCTTTCATTGCATTTAAAGCTTTTTCGGCAGCATCAAAATTGGCGGTTGCCATTGCAGTATAACTGTCTTTAAGGTCTGCGGTAATTTTACCGTCAGTAACAGCTTTTTCAACAAGGTTCTTTACACGGTTTTCATGATCAGCCTTTGCCTTATCTTCAAAGGTTTTTAGTTTTGCTTCGAGATCGTTAATCGTTTTCTTTGCAATTTTGTGATCGTTAAATTCTTTCTGCATTCTTGCTACAATTTGTTCTTCAGTTGAAGTAGAATCCATAGCAAATAATGCAATAAGCATAGCGAGATTTTTCATTTCATTTTGATTTTGGTTAATATTAATTTGTTTATAAGAATTCCACATTTCTTTTGCTTTCGCCGTTTTAGAAGCGTCAGCAGGTATAGTAACAACAGGACCGTCATATATTTCGTCGCAAAGTTTTTCTAAAATAGCCTCCTGCGCAGTAAACCATTTATCAATACCGCGTTTCATGTACTGCGATTTTACTTCACCCTCGCTCATTCCTGTTCTTTGAGCGTAAATAGATACAAGGTCTTTTTCAAGAGTATCCATTTGTTTTGCATATTCAACTAATGTTTCAGAATCACCATCAGCAAAACCTGAAGGACGGTGAATCATGAGTCTTGCGTATTTACTCATGTAAATCTTTTTCCCTGCAAGAGTAATAACAGAAGCCATACTGGCTGCTATACCATCAATATATGTATTGATTTCGCATTTGCTTTGCTTAATAAGATTATAAATGGCAATACCTTCAAATATGCTACCGCCACCACTGTTAATCCTGACATTTATTGTTTTGTATTCTTTTGACAGTTCCTGAAGCTGTTCTGCAAATTCCCCGGCGCCAATACCCATGAATTCCCCAATAAATCCATATAAATAGATTTCTGCTGTGTTTTTATCAATAGCTTTAAATTGGAATTTGTTCATGTCGAATAATTGAGATTGCAAAAATGTAATGAAAAAAAACGTTGCGCAAACCTTACTTTATTAACTACCATATATTTGACGTTGAGTACAGGAATTTTTGAACTGAAAAAATAACAATTCCGATTTATCTACTCGTTTAATTATGTTTGCCTAAAATATCATGTATGGAGGCAACAATATCACAGAAAAAAGAATGGGCGAAACTCCTGTATTTAAAGAGCGAACTGAACCAAAAGGAGATTGCCGAAAAAGTTAATATAAGTGAAAAAACCCTCTCTAAATGGGTTAATGACGAAAACGAAAATTGGGAACTGCTCAAGAGTTCATTTGCAATTACTCGTGAACAGGAATTACGCAGGATTTATATTCAAATATCTGAACTCAATAACTCTATTTCATCACGCGATAGAGGTTGTAGATTTGCCACTTCCAAAGAAGCTGACACAATCTCAAAGCTTGCATCCGCAGCTAAAAGTCTTGAAGCTGAAACAAGCATAAGCGATACAATTTCTGTATTTCGAGAATTTACAGAATGGCTAAAAGAAGTTGATTTTGCAAGAGCTAAAGAGTTTATCACATATCAGGACGGATTCATTAAACATAAATTGAGTTGTCATTAAAATGAAACTTAAAGATAAAAGTTCGCTTCAATTTTGGGAAGAATTTCGCAGGGATATTCTTGAAAGTACCGCTATACCCAAAGAATCGGAAGCGGGAAAACTTAAAAGAATTAAACGCATAGAAGCTAATCCTGAAGAATGGTTTATATTTCATTTTCAAAAGTATTGTACAGCGAAACCGGCAGCGTTTCATATTAAAGCTACTCAGCGCTTAATGGCAAATGAGCGCTGGTACGAAGTAAGAGCATGGAGCCGTGAGCTTGCAAAATCTGCAAGGATTATGATGGAAGCCATGTATTTGGCTTTTACCGGAAAAGTTAAAAACGTTCTAATTGTATCTTCCACTTTCGATGCAGCCTGCAGATTACTAACACCATATAAATTATTTCTTGAAAATAGCCAGCATATCAAGCACGATTACGGCAATCAACGTTATATGGGTCATTGGGAAGATAGCGAATTTACTACGGTAGCAGGAGTATCATTCAGGGCTATCGGAGCCGGTCAGAGTCCTCGTGGCACCAGAAATGATAATTTTCGCCCGGACATGATTATAATTGATGATATTGATACAGATGAAGAATGCCGTAACCCTAAAATAATTAATGATAAATGGGAATGGATAGAAGAAGCTTTATTGGCTACAGCTTCAATATCAGGGTCATATCGTTATATATTCAATGGTAATATCATTGCAAAAGACTGCTGTATAACTCGTGCAATGAAGAAAGCAAAGCATGTTGATATTATTAATGTGCGTGACAAAAATGGGAAATCCTCCTGGCCCGAAAAAAACAGCGAAAAAGATATTGATGAATATCTTAGTAATTATAGTTTTTCAGCAATTCAAAAAGAATTTTATAATAATCCCATTACACGGGGGGCAGTATTTAAGGAAATACAATGGGCTAAATGTCCTCGATTAATTTCTCATAAATTTATTGTGAACTATGGCGACCCTTCGCCAAGTAATAGGGAAAATAAAAAGAATTGCTATAAAGCAGTAGTGCAGCTTGGCTTATTAAACGGAGTGCTTTATGTTTACAATTGCAGATTGGAACGGGCTAATAACAGCAAGTTCGTGAATTATTTTTATGAACTTGAACAAAAGGAAGAAAAAGTTCATGTTTACAATTATATCGAAAATAACTCTTTGCAGGATCCGTTTTACGAACAGGTACTTATGCCTTTGTTTAAAGAAGCTGAAAAGCTTAATGGACACTCAGTACCTATTACTCCTGATAATCGCAGCAAACCCGACAAATTCGCCCGTATCGAGGGGAATCTCGAACCTCTTAACCGTAACGGTAAACTTATTTTCAATATTGATGAAAAAAATAACCCCCACATGCAACGCTTGGAAGAGCAGTTCAAGGCAGTATATCCACAGCTATCGGCTCCGGTTGACGGACCCGATGCAGTGGAAGGGGGTTATTTTATTCTGAATTATAAAATCAAAGCTTCATCGCCCATTGAATTAGGAAAAAGAAATTTTACTACTAACAAAAAACGTTTTTAATATGAGCTCATTTATAACATCCACAGATTATCCGGCAGTAATACATGCTGATATACTAACTGCTTTAACCCGAAGTGATGCTACTATTATTGAAGAAGCAGAAGACAGAGCTTTAGAAGAAATGAAAGGTTATCTAAGCAGTCGTTACGATGTAAATAACATTTTCAATAAAACTGGAAATAATCGAAATAAAGTTATACTTCAATATGCTTTAGATATAGCAATATACAGACTTCATATCATTCACAATCCGCAAAAAATGCCTGAGTCGAGAGTAGTATTATACGAACAGGCGCTCGAATGGTTAAAACAAGTTAGTAAAGGTTATATTAATCCTCCTGATCTGCCGGTATTATCTCCACAAACCATACATGGACAGTTATTATACGGAAGCAATCCTAAAAGAAATAATCATTTTTAAAAACTCATAACTCCCAACTCGTTACTCAAAACTCATAACTCAAAACTAACATGGCAAAAACAATTACAGCAAGCAGAACCGCCGGCAAAGCTCCAAAAGGCAAAATGGTTATTCAACAGATAGATATACGTCAGATACAACGCACAACTCAGGATATTGAAAAATGGAGACAGGCGATACAAACAGCCGAAAATATTCAGTTTCCGCGAAAAATAAAACTTTTCGATTTATATTCTGATATCCTTTTAGATGCTCATTTAAGCTCTGTTATTGATAAACGTAAAATTGCAGTATTGAAATCGCCTATTACTTTCACTAAGGACGGCAAGGAAAATGAAGTTATTTGCGAATTAATTAAATCGCCGTCATTTGTAAAAATGCTTGACAGCTTGTTAGATTGCCGTTTTTGGGGACATACATTAATTGAATTTGAGTTTAACCAAAATAGTATAATTCCCCATCTTATTCCACGTAAACATGTAGTTCCTGAAAAAGGACTTATTCTGATTAATCAGAATGATCAGGACGGAATACTTTATCGTGAAGCTCCGTATAATAACATGATGCTTGAAGCCGGAGAACCCGGAGACCTTGGACTTTTAGTTAAAGCTGCCCAATATGTTATTTATAAACGTAATTGCTTGGGCGATTACAGTCAGTACTCTGAATTATTCGGACAACCACTCAGGAAGGGAACTTACAATCCTTATGATGAAAATTCACGCACTCAGCTTAAATCAAGCATGGAAGAAGCGGGAAGTTCGTCGTGGTGTATTTTCCCTGAAGGAACTAATATTGAGTTTGTAGAATCTACAAGCAAAACAGGTTCATCCGATTTATACAGCAAACTTATAGAGTTATGTAACGCTGAAATATCAAAGCTTATAGTAGGTCAAACCCTAACTACAGAAGCCGGCGACAAAGGCGCCCGTGCACTTGGAGAAGTGCATAAAGAGGTAGAAGATGAAATTGAATTCGCTGATAAACTTTTTATTAAACATGCTCTTAATTTTGGTTTCAGGGATCTGTTATTAAAACATGGTTATCCTGCCGATGGTGAGTTTGATTTTACCGAAGATGAAGCAATGAGTTTAACCGCAAGAATTGCAGTTGATTCACAGCTTAACAATATTATTCCTATTAGTGACGATTACTACTATGAAACCTACGGAATTCCAAAACCTGACAATTACGATGAGCTGAAGAAAAAGAAGGATGAAGAAAAAGCAGCCGCCAACAATCCTTTTTCAATACCGGCGAATCAGGACCCGGGCAAAAATTCCAAACAGCCTCAAAACAGGCTCAGCTTTTGGGATCAACTTTTTTTTCATGGCGCCCGCGAGTAAAAGCGGGCAGTTATGAACAGTTTACCTCGTTCAATAATATATACCATTCGTGTCCTATATGTTCGGAGTCTTTTATAAACTCAGAACTCCCTACTCCAAACTCCCAACTTGACAAGGAAGCTTCACGAATTGCCAAACTCATTTATCAGGGAAAACTTACTAAAGGCGATATTGATCCCAAATTAACAACTCTCGTTGCAGAAAAATTAAAAACAGCGGTAATAGAGGGTTTCGGTAAAAACTTCGATAATGTAGATTACAATACTCCGGATTACAATATGCTTAAAAATCTTGAGAAAAATGTTTATCAGTTTTCGGCTGCAAAGAACTATCATCAGCTTAAAGATATGACAGGCGCTCTTAAAGATGAAAACGGTACAATCCGCAGTTTTAAAGAGTTTCGGGATGTTGCACAAAAAATAAGCTATCAGTATAATACAAACTGGTTGGAAACGGAATATAATACCGCTATTAACAGCAGTACTATGGCTGCCCGATGGACAGACTTCGAGCGACATAAAGAAACTATGCCTTTATTGGAATATGTTACAGCAGGCGATTCCCGTGTACGTGAAGAGCATCAAGTATTAGATCATGTTAAAAAAAATATGGATGATGCTTTTTGGGATTCTTATTACCCTCCCAATGGTTACGGTTGCCGTTGTACGGTTAAACAACTTACCGGAGGAGCGGAAACGCCAACTAATAAAATTATTCATCCTGATGTACAACCTATGTTCAGGACTAATCTTGCTAAACAAGGACTTGTTTTTCCTGAAGGGCATCCATATTATAACGGAGTACCTCAGTCGGTTTTAAATGAAGCTTTAAATTTAATACCCGAATCAAAATATAAAGAGGTTTATACAAGCAATTCCGGAGGTTCGGTTATAGTTCATTCGGATCATAATAAGAATGAAATTAAACAGAACACAGCAGCTTCTAAAAAACTTGCGGATAAAGGAGATAAAATAAAACTGCTTCCTGATTTGAATTTGCGTAATATAAAGAGTCCTGATGCAAGTATAAATGGCGATGTTCACGAAATTAAAACAAACCTGAAAGCGACAAAATCAGCTATTGATAATGCTATAAGAACAGCATCTAAACAAGCTGATAATATTGTGCTTAATGTTAAAAGCAAAATAAGTTCCGAAGATTTGTTGAAAACTTTAAAGGATAGGTTACAAAGAACGGGTAATGTTGACCGGTTCATATTAATTTATAAAGGTAAGATTTACAAAACAAACAGAAAAGCTATTATAGACGGCAGCTTTAAAATAAAATAAGGAAGATTATTACTAACCTTCCTTAAGTTGGGGTCGATAGTAAGGCTATCAACCGTTGCAAATATACAAATAATTTAATAGTAAAGTCAAATTTTTATGGAAAATAATATCGACTGGCAAAAAATACAGAGGGAATTTAAACAGGAGCTGATGACGTTGCCTGCTCAAATGGGTACGGTTGCCGTTAATTTCTTTAAAGATAGATTCAGAGCACAGGCATGGACTGATGAAGCTGCTTCGCCATGGAAAGCTCGTAAGCCCGGAAGCAAAAGAAACAAAGGTCGCGGTATATTAATAAGTTCCGGCAGACTCAGGAACAGCATCCGTATTGTAAGTACAACCGCTAATTCGGTTACTGTTGGAACTGACGTTCCCTATGCAGAAGTACATAACGAAGGATTTACCGGCACACAAAGCGTAAAAGGATTTAAGCGTAAAAAATTCCACAAGAGCACGGTTTACAGTACTCAGGTTTTCAATATTAAAAGCCGTAAAGGCAGAAAATCAACTGTAAAGAATGAAGTTGGCGAATCGTATGTAAAACCATTTACCCGCAAAATGGATATGCCACGGCGTAGATTCATTGGCGAAAGCAAGTTACTTACTCATAAATTAGAACAATTAATTACCAAAGTAATCAATAAAATATTTCATAACTCCTAATTCACTATTTTACTAATTTACTCATAACTAAAATGGACATCCTATATTTATCTTTACTAACCCGACTTAAAAACGAAGTTCCCGAATTACTTTGGATTGATGAAGAGAAAGGACAACTCGAATTTCCTAAAGAAGAATATCCGGTGCAGTTTCCTTGCTGCCTTATTGATATACAAAACATCAAGTGGGAAACGCAGGGCAAACGACAACAGGAAGGCGATTGTTTAATACGTTTCAGGATTGGCTTTGATATTTACGAAGATACTCACAAAGATGCTCCCGATATTCAAACAGGATTAGAACGGCTAAAGCTGCTTAATAAAATTCATAGCACCCTGCATTGTTTTGGAGGCTTTAGTTTACCTGATACAGTTAACGTGGGGCAATTCATTGATAAGCATTTTAAACGCCTTGTACGGCTTAATACTGCCTCCGAAAAACGTCAGAACGGTTTAAAAGTTTACTCAATGGATTACATGACGAATATACTTGATGTATATGCTCAACCGCTTATGATTCCAAAACAAGTTCAAACAATTACAATTAATGCTTCTGTTAACCCTTAAATTAAAATATTATGAAATTTATTATAGCATTCGACTTTCAGGATAATGAAGGCAATAGCCTTGTTAATAATCACCCTTTAAATGGATTAAAAATAGAAATACCTGAAAATAAAATTATAAAAGAAAATTATGCATATTTAACCATTAGCCATTTAGAACGTTTATTGGAAAAAGTTACATTTGATAAATTTATATCACATCTTTTTTATCGAATTCCGGGTACAGTTGAAGCGGGATTAATTGATAAAGACGCTCCATTAAGTGAAGAGCGTCCTTTTCAATATTCTTTTGCTCACATCGAATTTCTAAAATCTCACAATAACCGTGGTGTAACAATTCAACATCAATGTCAAGATGAATCTGATGTTCAGGATTAGCTTTTTGTAAATCATCCAGTGTGCTCCAAAAATTAATATTCATAAGTTTTGCATATTGATGCGATTCTTCAGTAAATAAATACCGTTTGTACTTGTAATTTGGTTTAATATCCATTTTTGCTCAGTTTTAAAATTTACCAAATATAAACAAAAAAAATCCCTATCATTTTGTTGACGTCAACAAAATGATAAAAGCCCCACAATTGCAGGGCTTTTTCACTATTCGTTTTTCACTTATTTTAACTCCTGAAGGAAAGCTTTCAAATTCAAATAATGCATATAAATTCTGCTTCTTTGAATTGCTTCATTAGCAAGTCCTGTATCGTCATTAATAAAGCAAGAAAACAGATCATCTAACGAATTAACAAAATGTTCAGGTGTATCCATTTGGAGTATATTACTTTCCAATGACTGGAGGATGTGGGTAGTTTGCTCAGTAGTTCCCATTTATACCTCCTTATTTTTACAAAGTTTACATCTTAAAAGCCTGTATTGCACCATTTGCTTATCATCTATAAGAAGAATAGAGGAACAATGCATCCCATGATCGCATACTAAGCGGCAACGTATTATTTCTAATTTGCGTGCCTGTGCGAAGTTTGTCATTTCACTACGGGTTGTAAAAAATAGCTTATTCATTTTACACCTCCTTGTAAAAGTTTACTGATTATACTTTGCCTTAACGCACGTTGGCTTTTGTATTTGCTTAGATCGGTTATCATTGAAAGTATTTCCGAATCCGTAAAACGATAATTAAAATTAGTTGCAGAATCTACGGTATATTCAGTTCCTTCTATTATTATTTTACATCCTTTTTCAATTTTTGCAAGCATGTCTTCGCTGAAAATATTTGCATCTCCTGCTGAAATGCGTGAAAGCACAGGTGCGCTAATTTTAAGTCTATCTGCAAGTTTACGGGCGCTTCCCGAAATGACAAGGGCTTCATATATTAAATTATTCATTTCAGAAGCCTTTTGTTTCCTGCGTTCGCTTATTGTTACCATTTTGCCGGCATCAGCAATATGGTAATTTCCTTGCTTTCGCAAGGCTGGCAGAACTTCATTTGTTACCCACTTCCTGAAAACTTTAGCTTCAGGTTTATTACTCCGGAAAATAAGATTGTAAAGACCGGACTCATTAACAAATGTCATTTTGTTGTTTTTACCTTTTGAATCAACGCCCGTCAAAATTTGACGTTCGTCTTCATCAAGTCCTGAAACTGCACGATGCGTATCTTTTATTGAAAGGATGTTGCAGATGTCTTTAGCAATAAACCAAGGTTGATTATTAATCTGCAAAATATTTACCTTTTCATTTGCGCCATAGGTAAAAACGGCGGGTAGATTACTACCATTGCTTACATGTTGTGTCATAATTTTGAAATTATATAAATAAAAATGCCCGGTCGCTGACACAACAACATAAGCGAGGCTTATGAGAAGCTGGGGACTTACACCCTTACGCCGGACAATATCTATTTAGCTGTATTGCCTCTGAACTATATTGTTGTGTCAGAGGCAAAAATACAAATATTAAAAGAACAAAAACAAATAATGTGAAAAAAATATTAACAACTTAATGTTTATTGTTTAACATTTTTTCTTTTTCAACTTTTGCAAGAGAATCTGCTTCATACATAGCTTGTTTACTTGCTGCAATTGAATCATATTTTCGTCGCATATTCATTTTTTCTTCAAATGTTGGTTCATTATTGTTATTTTCAATATAATATTTAATTGCAAATATTACTAAAGCTACAACACCGATAACTATAAGAAATTTTGGAGCTTTAATAATTTTAGGATCTTCTTTTAATAAATTTTGTTTCTTTTCTTTTCTCTCAGATGCAATTACGAAAAGCAACCCGAATAAAGGAGTAAATAAAAGTGAAAGAATAATTGCCGTAAATGCACCAATTTTGCGTTCAGCTCCTTCAAAAGCGATTAAAATTATTAGCATTAAATACCAAAATAATGCAATCAAAATAATAGGACTCATAATAACCTCCGTGTTTAAGTTAAAAAAATGTTATTTAATTGGTGTAAAAATAGTAATTAAAAGAAACTTAATATACATGTTGCTAAAATGAATATTAAAGCCCAAAGAATAAAAAAAATAATCACATTACGCCATTTTCGGGAAAGAACAGGGATAATAATAGTAATTTTATAATTAAATAATTTTGATAGTGTTTTCATAGTTTAACTTGTAATAATTGTACTATCCATAATACCATCAATAAGGTCATAAGGCGGAAAGAACTCCGAAGCTTCACTTTTGTTGGTTAAAGTTTTTTCAACTTCTGTTATACC